CCTTGCATGAACACGTTCCGTCTATAAGAATCGTAATAAGTTGTTAAGACCGTTCTAAATGTGTCGGCAGGATTTTCATATGCTCTATAAGCGTCGAAAGCTCCAATATACGGCTCAATTGTTCCATCTCTATTTTCCTGCGGCAAGCATCCATCATTTATCTTATTAGCTGCTGTTTGCCTTAGAGCGTTAAACGCATCGGCCACAAAGTCAAAAACATAGAGAGTATTATCTCTGTGTGATGGTATAGAAACTAGTTTTGTGCCTCTCGGAACTATTGGGTTCTGAGTGCGGTCGATTCTTCCATAAAGAGTCGAATCAAAACTCCAGAAGTCTCTGACCATAGAATAATCTTCTGGGACACCGACATCAGGATTGAAGGCTCTTTCTTTGTAATCAGTTCTTTCTTCAAAAAGAAATTTAGAACCTTTATTGTTTGTTGCTAAAAAGTCTTCCGCCATTTAAAACCCAGCCTTATTCATCTTCATTATCGCTACAATCATCAAGCTCTCTTCTGCCAAACGCGAACCTCTCGCCAGCATCAGCTCCACTATTATCAAACAAAGAGTTCATTGACATTTCATACTTACCATCTTCAATAATCCCTTCAACATCAATAATAATGTGATAACCTCCAATCCCCATTAAGTTAGAGAAACTACCTCCTTCAGGGTTGTTGGTAGGAGGTGGAGAATCTGGCTGGCCAAGCCTTCTACCCGGATCTAGCCCTAATGGGTCTACATATATGTATTGTCCGGGGAAGAAAAATGGAGCACCAAAAGCAGTAATATTAACCTTGTATACATTAGCTAATTGAATCCATGGGTTATTGCCGTACTCCAAGTATCTTGATTCTCTGAGATGTGTTTGATCAACCTTGGAGAACGACATCTTTTTCAACATTCCTCTATCTTCACCAAAGCCAAAGTTGTGAACATTTAGTATGCGCTCGTTGTAAGCTCTTCTGGATAGCCCTTTCTCCTTTACTTTTTTCCTCTTGAACGATTCAATGCCCGATGCTTGTGGCCCAATTACCAAATAGTGATAATGGTTATTTGTTGCTTCAGTGCTTATCGTTGTGGTCAAAGGATTCTGTTTTGTAAAAGGGCTAATGTCTAAAATTCTATCGTCTCCTAACTGTTCCTCAATTGGGTCGGTAAGAACACCGTCCTCTTTGACAGCGGGCAAACTTAAATGTGCGGTAAGCAGTTTTGTTTTGTTTCTCGCCAACTTCCCATCGCCAGTGTAATAAACTGAGTTAATCGATCCAAAGATCAATTCTCTGACGCAATCCCTAATAAATTGTATAAGGGGATACCGATCTCTCTTAGCTTTAATGACCTTTTTAAACCAGAAGTTCTTAAAAAGCTCAATACTAATAGGTACATTACTTAGTTGTACTGGTTGAGTTATTTGCCTTGAGGTCTCGGGTCTTAAAACCCCACTAATGTTAATCTTACCTAGCATAATTTTAATTCTATTAAGCTCTGCTTGATCAATTGCGTCACCTGTCGAAGAAATCATCGCACTTTTGGCCACAAGCTCAAGCATATCTCCAAAGAAAAAATAATTTATTCTTTTGAAATCATACTCGTTTGGTTCATCTGGTTCCAAAAATTCGTTCCAAGCCTGTAGTCTCTTATCTGTATCATCATCAATATCAAAACCAGCAACAGTCCCAATCCTACTTGTAAGTGTAGGACTAGTGCCCGACGAAAGTCCATCTAGTTCCTCGACTAGTTCACGGCGTGCATCAATTACAGTGGTAACCTCACTTGATCTACCTGCGGCTTCTCCACCCAGATTTTCTCCCTCTGCTTGTGCCCAACGATTCAAAGTAACTGTCGCGACTTTGAAAGTTCTGACTTTTTTATTTGTTATTAGGGTGTCTATAATTTTTCTATACCTAAAGGTACGCATATTATTATAAAGACGTTGTAACCTATTATTGATAAATGATATCGCTTCTTGATCACAACAATTTCTAGCTTTCTTTAGTTCTTGTTTAAGAGTGTCTATGATTTGCTCGGGCGTCCCTTCATACACCTCCTCAAGACCAGAGTCCCGAAGCCATATTTCGCTGTAGAACTTTGCTTTACCTGCACCGCCTGTTCTATAGCCTGCCAGTATGTTGTCTAGCCTCAATATATCTAACTGGGGTGAGTCTAAAATGCCGCCTAATCTGGCTCTATAATTGAGTTCAACAGTAATGTTTCCTTCGTCATTAAAATTGATTTCATGATCAATAAGTGTCAAGAAAAAAGCTTGTGTACAGCTCTTTAGAGCCCTAATCTCAGCTTGTGTAAAAGTGTTATTTGTAGTTAAAGGAGCCCAGCCAACTACTGCTTTAACTTCAAACTCAATAGGTCCGTTATATACATCTCTTGGATCTGGCTTTTCAGCACAATCTGCTAGTTTATCTGCAAAAGTTTTTGCGTTGTCTGTTTTTTTCAGCCTCGCTTCATTAACTTGAGTTTTGTTATTTGGCTTTATACCTGCCTTTGTTTTTCTTGCTCTCTCAAAAAGATCTAAGAAAGCCCATTTGTAATCTTTACCACCTTTTTTAACTGTTCTGGTTTGCAATATTTGAGAGAACGACTGAAAATACAATGTCATCTTGGCTTCAATATCATTTCTTACTGTCGCAGGATTACTTCCAATGTATTTATATTGGAAGTTTTTTATGCCATAACCATGAGCGTTTGCTTGTGCTAGAATTTGTTCTGCGCTCAATGTGGCATTAACAGTATATTCTATTTCTTCAGAGGGCTTTCCATCACTATCATATATGACTTTGTATAATCTAATAGTGGGCACTAACTGACTTATCTTATCAGGTGTTAGCCTCATCAGCTCAAAAGCACCATCGACCCAATGCAGCTTATTTAACAGTGGATTTTCATTATCATTCTGAAAATTTATAATTTTTTCAAAGTTAGGGTTATCTGCGCCACCAGTTTTATTTAAAATTGGAATCAAAGATCTTATCAAAAGACTTTGCAAGATAGCATACTGCGATGCGGAATTCAATTCATAGTAGCGATCTAATAAAGCACCAGACATTTTATGCTCCTAGAAGCTCAATAACATCTTGCAAAGGGAATGGCACGCTAATTACATCGCCAATCTTTATCAGCCCATCGGTCGGCTTTTGGTTATACCAAGCAATAACCCACCAATATCGTGCGTCTCCATAAGCAGATTCTGCCAGTTTTTGATAAGAGTCTCCTGTTTTCCAAACGTATCTTTCCCTGATAAGCGATGCTCTTGCACGAGCACTTATCTGAGGAAATACTGGAGTTGTGTAGTGCCTAATCGACTTAACACCTCTAGACTCAAAAAGATTATCATACAACTCTTCTTGATTGTTTTTGATAGCTCTTCTGCTATATCGATCAGTCATTTAAAATACCCTCTTCTCTTGCTCTAGCTTCGTCTGATTCAGCAGTACTTTCTGAATCTGCTTGTGCTGCCAACAAAGCTTGTGTCACTAAATCTCTATAAGCTGATCTCTGATTGAGATTCACCTGATAAGGGAACCCGCTGGCGATACCGCCAAGCCAATTATCACCGGAACCCCACCCAAGAGGCTTCTCGTGCAAAACAGTAAGTGAAAATGAAAGTTTGATTGTTTTTGGTGCAAGATACCCAGTCGCGCCGAAGCCGCTGTATGTAGAAATACTTGTTGGACCCAAAGGTCTACTTTGATCAAAAAAGCCATCATCAATTACAGGGCTAAAAGTTATTCCATCTATATAGCCCAACAGCCCATCTTCTATATCTGACCCAATCCCTTTTGAAATTAAATTAGAAAATTTAACCCTTACAAGCGGGGATTGTTTTATAGTATTGACATTGAACTCAGAAGAATAATTTGGATAAAGCATTCTTGTCAATTTTTGGCAACTAGTTAAATTTTCATAACCCTGCGCAACACTAGATGCGGGAAGTGTCCAGCTAACCGTAATTACTCTAGTGGTTCCCTTAAAAGTTGCAATTGGATCCATTCTACCGTAAACCTGCTCAGTATTCCAGTCTGATGCAAACCTATCACTAAAATCTGTGATGAAAGCCATAAAATTAACTTGAGTCTTCGAAGCAAGATGTTGAACCTGTAGCAGCCCTTGGCCCGGTCTATTATTAGCATAATCCTCGGCAGGATCTGAGAAGTTGCCAACAGCTAGCCTTGCACTCGTATTATTAAGTTGCTTATTGAGTAGTTTGGCTGCTTCTTTTTCTTTTTTCTTTTTAAAAAGACCCATAGCTTTTCTCCTAGCAGTAACTAGTATGTTGGCAAGTTTTATGAAGAAGCAAGATAGCCAGAAGGAAGTCTCTGGCCGGGTGTGGTTACATTTCTCTGCGTGTATCTTTTGTCCATAATCTTGAACAAATCTCGCATACTACCTTCAATCTTGACTTCCACTTTCTGTGGTCCAGCAGCAGGTGCTCCAGTCCCTGTTACGGCTGCGGTAGCTCCCACAATTGCAGCGGCGGCAGGTGTTTCAGCAACCGCTGCTGTAGCACGCATGGCAGTCGTGAACGTGACTAACTTTGGAATACTCATTTCTTCAAAAGCAGCACTTATCTTTTCTATCTCATCGGCAGCTTGACCCATTTCTGCGATGGATGAAACAAGTAAAGAAATACCAGCAACTGCTGCCCCAATACCAACTCCGATAGCTCCTACAGCTACGCCAATCAAAGTTAGAGATCCAGCAGCTGCCAAGCCAAGCGGAGAACCAAAGAAACCTAGAGCCAGCGCCAAAGCACCGAAACTAGCAGTAAGAGCGAAGATTCCTGTGGCTACGCCTTCTGTTTGTTCAGGGGTAAGAAGCGAGAAAGAAGCCACAAAAGCTGCCATTCCAGCAGCAGCCAAACCAATGCCTGCTCCAATTGCAAGAATTGCAAGTGCAACGGAAGTTAAACTTGTTCCAGCCGCAGCGGCAGCCGGTGCAGTTTCTGCCATAGTAGTATTAATTGCCGCACCAGCTGTGGGCGCTGTGGTGGTTATCGCTGACAAGTTTGCGTTCAAAGTTGTTAGTTCTGTGGTAAGTGTGGCTACTGGCCCAGTAACCGTTGCTATAGCGGTTCGGAGTGTTCCAAATGCGAGGTAGCCAGCGGCTCCTAAGGATGCAATAGCAAGGGTCGGACCTCCAATCCCACCTGTTATTTCATTTAATCCACCACCAATTGCTCTGATAAACTGTAGTATCCCTGCAAAGACATCAATGATAGGCTCAAAATTTGCCAAGAAAGCTAGTTTTGTTGCTTCAAGTTGCTGCCCAAATTCTAAAGTAAATGCTGTAGCAGCTTGAAGTTCTTCAAGTTCTTGAGCCGTTGTGTTCGCAGCCGTGCCCATTCCATCCAACTCACCACTCATAAGGGCAGCTAATTGACTTGCATCTTCTAAACCAGCAGCATTAGCAATTGCCCTTTTCATAGCAGGGTTCATATCTTGAAAAGATATATTTGCTTCGTCTATGGCATCTCTAATCATTAAAGCAGCAGAAGCCGGGTCTTCTAGAGCGGCAGTAGTGAGGTCAATAGTGTTTAAGAATGGGCCACCGAGTAGGGCATTCAATCTACCAACAGTATCTGCTGCTCCTTCAAATGTAGTGAACTTTTCTGTAATGCTGAGTAGGCTTGTTAACTCAATCCCTGTTTTCTTTGCTACCTCGCTCAAATCCAAGAAGACATCTATTGCATTCTCTCCGAATGATGCCATCTGTTTACCGGCAGCAGAAAAATCTTCAGCCATTCTTTGTGGAGCCACACCAATAGCTTGTGCAGCAGTAAACAATCTTCTAGAAGTATCTTCAGCTTGAAGAGAAGTTTGGCCAAGAGCGGTCGTCATAATATCAACGTTTGTTGCAGTTGTACTTGCATCAACACCAAGTTGATTAAGGACTGCGGTAGTACTTGACAACGCTTGCTGGTTTTGCTCAGAGAATGATGTAAACCTACTGGACTGCAATCTTAAACTTTCAATCGAGTCTGCGGCAACTTCAAAAGTTACACCAGCTTCTGAAGCAGTGTTGGTTACAGTATTAAGCATGGAGTCATAATCGCCAAATGCTCCTGTAGCTTTTGCTAAACCCGCCTCTAGATTAAAAACTTCAACTGTTAATTCTTTGGATGCTTTAAGAAACTCGAATGCTACTTCTTCCACTGCGGCGAGAACATTCGTACTTAATTGTAACCTATCGTTGAAGTTCACTATTTCCGAAACAGTTTCGCCAAGCGCACCACCAAGATCCCCTGTCTTAACGGCGGCGGCGGCAAGTTTGCCCGAAAGTAAACTTGTAAACTCAACATTACCGCCGATGACGGGGATCATACCACTTAACTCTTCAGCCAAGCCTCGTGTTGAGTTGGCCACAGCATCAGTAATATCAATCTGTCTTTGAAGTTGTGCCAGAATTTGTTCTGTAACTTGTTCTTCTTGTTTAAGCTGTTCAACGAGTAGGGCACGTTGTTGCGCAAAGTCTTGCACACGCTCATTGGTAGCTTGTCGTGCATCCAACTCATCAATAGCAAGTTCTTTTAGTTCTTTGCGCAACTCCAGCAACTCTTTCTGTTGTTCAATTGTTATTGCTTGCTGTTGTTGTTCTGCCTTAAGAAGATTTAAGCGTTCTTGTGCAACTGTGATTTCTGCTCTTATGTTAGCTAACTTTTGTTCTGGGGTTTCTGCCATTTAATTTATTCCTTATTTAAATGGCCACGTTAAGCCTGTTGTTCTTTCAAACTGTGCTACCGCACTGTTTAACTTTGATTTATTTGATACGACTCTTGGATCATCAAGACCATACTTCTTAATAGCCTCAATATATTTCTTTTCTGAGGTCACGGCTTTTGTGAAAGCATCGATCTCAGATCTCGTACCTTTTACCCTTACACCACCGAATCTTCCAGTGGAACTAAACATTCTCTTTAAAATATACTTGATTTGGTTTCCGAAGGCTGCAAGGAATGATTCGTCTATCCTTGACTCTCTCATCTGCTTAAAATTAATAACCATAGGAGAAATCTCATCTTCGTTAATCATTGCTGCGCCTCCTAAACACTATATAACATAAATAGTCTCAAAAGTAAATAAAGGTCGCAGCTTTTGCTAACGACCTTTTCCTGAAGAGTTTTTGCCTCTTGCATCTTCTATTTGTTTCTTCTCGTCCTTCATTTGTTTCTCTAGTCTTTTTAGATACCAATATCTAATCTGAACTGGAAGGTTGTAAGCCTCATAGAAGCTCCAACCCCCATAATACTTCAAAAGAAAGAACTGTTCATAAACATTTTCAATGTAAGTGTCACTCAGACCAAAAAAATTTGACTGTCAAGGGCACCGCCATTTCGGACTGAGCCGCACAATTAGGGCACGTAAAATCTTGCCGCATGTCCAAGTTTGGTGTGACACTGCGATAGATCTTCCGTAGATACTTTGTATCTCTTGCTGGAACACTGTTAAAGAAAGACTCTCTTAGATTCACATCATTGCTATCGTTAATCGAAACAATAAATCTTCTCATCTGATCTACAAGAGGAGAAGCAGGAAGATTCTTCTTCTTTTTATTCAAAGCAAGCTGAGTGAGATATTGCTCATCTGCCCCGGTCAAAAGTCTCATCTCGACCTTTGCGCCAAGAATAGGAGTAGTAGCAACAAACGTTCCTCTTTCGGTCATTACAACCTGTGATTCATCGATCTCGCTAATGTCAAGAGCCTCAATCTTCTCAAGGTCGAACGAATGGTCTGTAGCAGTTCCGCAACTAGGACAAGTAACCTTGACCTCATACATATTACCATAACCACTTATTCTTGCTGCAATTAGAAGAGCGTTCTTATCGCCAACCAATAGATCTTCAACTCTAACTGATTGGTCTAGAATAATACTCTGTAACATTCTATCAATTGCAATACCCTTCTTGAGCAGGGCTTGTGAAGTTAGAATATCTTCTTCCTTTGCTGTCATAAACTTAATTTCAATTTGATCTCTGCCATGTAAAGGATGACCCTCTGGGTAGTGGGCACCTTTTGAAGGCAGATCAACAAAAGTAGTTGGCGTAGCGAACGCCAACATAGGATTACTTTGCGGAGCGGCTGCCATAGGGCTCGGAGCTTGCGGAGTCCGAGCGCCTAAGCGATCTCCGTTATTTCTAGCCATTTACACCTCTAGTTAATATATCAAGTACCGGGCTTGAAGTAAGTATCTTGCTCTAGTGTCTGGTTTGTGCCAACGATCTCGTTGGTGATAGGTCCAACCATTGAACCATCAGGAACCTCTAGATAAGCCCAGTCATATCGAATAGTAAGGTCAATTGTAGACATGTCTTCCTTGTCGTACCCTAGATCACTGAACTTAACATTAGTGATGAACGGATTCCAAAGGTTCCAAGTTTCAATAGGATTACTATTCGCATCAATCTGCTCAATTTTAAGACCGCCAAGAGCAGCGATTGCAGCAGACTTAGACATTGTAGTACCATAGTCTGCTCTTGTCAAGAGGGAAGGATCATAACCGGAAGCTTTGACAATAGCCAATGTAGAGTTGGCAGCGTCAGGAGAAACTGGATCAACTAGCGTTAAATTGATTGCCTCCCACTCAGTTCTAGTAGGATAGTAAAAAGTGTGATTCAGAAACATGTGTCTTGTCTCAGTGATTCTAAAGCTTGGCTTTGTCACACTCTTGGCAAACCATTGCGCACCATTCTCCATGGTACCCAAGGTAATTAAAAATCTATATGCTCTCTTCGGATCTTGTAGTGTAGCGTCGGTCCAGAAACCCATTATTATGTTCTCCCTTATAACTTAAATAGTGTGGACATGATAAAATGCCCACACTTCTTTTTTAATCAACGAATGCAGCACCTGTTCTGGTGATGTTGAAGTCGATTGCAATAAACTCGATTGATCTCGCAGGCTTGAGGAAGATCTTGGCGTATAGAATGTTTCTATCGATAAGATCTGGTGTTGTAGTAGTCTCGTCCAAGACAACACGGAACTCTGTAAGTCCCAGTCTAGACTTGACGCTTGCAAGAAGTGGCTCAACCTGATTCGTGAATTTCGCCCAAGTTGCTGGCACGTTCTGGTCGAACAAGATGCCGGAAGCAATTCTTGAAATCTCTCTCTTGATGTAGATCATGAGACGACGAACGTTAATTCTGTCAAGGGCAGAAGGTGTGACCTGTAGGGTCTTCTGGCCGAAGACAACGATTCCTTCGCTTGGGAATGAGGCGATTGGGTTGATGTTTGCCTCGTATAGCTTGTCTCTATCCTCAGAAGTAAGCTTCTCGGTGACAGCAACAACTGGGACGCCAGCAGCACCACCAGTCAAGCCACCTCTGTTAAAGCCAGCTGGTGCAAACCAAACTTCAGAAGCTCTTTCTGAAGAAGCGAGTGTGCCAACAGCAGCCACTGAAGGAGGAGCCCATAGCAACTGACCAGTAATGGTGTCTCTGATCTGGACCCATGGGTAGTAGGTAGCGCCATAGCTTGAGTTAATTCCTCTGTCTCTAAGGTCGCTAATAACTGTATCCAATGAGGTCGCGTTAACACGAGTCTGGAAGCTATCGTAGTTCTCTGTGAATGGCTGATAGACGCCACGTAGATCGATAATTCCTAGTGCATCTCCACGGTCCTCGCAGACATTGAGAACTCTCTGTGTGAGTTGCTCATTGACAATACCGGGAACACTTAGCATATTCATCTCAACAAACTCAGGATCTGCAACAGTGTTGACAGTCTTTTCAATAGTATTGAACGCATAGTTGTTGAGCTTGGTAGCAGAAGTGGTCATGTACCCATCTCGGAATGGATCCTTCTCCTTGATGTTAAATCCATCGTAACCACCGAATAGTGGTGAAGTGAATCGGTTAATTCCGGAATCTAGTGCTGCTGTATAGGAAGCGGAAGTTACAGAGTCGCCAGTTGAGACTGTGTTGTATCGGCTTCTTCCATTTCTTGAGCCAGAAGCCCAGTAAGCATCTGCAAGCTTGCCACCCGGAACAACAACGTCGTCAAGGGTGAAGATCCAAGAGTATTCATTGTTAGCAGGAGGACCAGTGATAGATGCAAACCGTGCTGTCTCTGACAGAGGTAGACCACGAAGGTAGTCACGATATCCCTGATCGAACGTAGTTGCGGCTCTGGTTGAAGTCCATGGGTGTGTCTGGAGACCCCAGTAAGCGTCCCGAGGTCTGCCGGTGCCATGATCTGAAGCAGAAAGTCTTGTTGCAGTAGCAGGGAAGAACAGAGAAGCGGTAAACTGATAGCCAGCACCCCATGCGGTTCCTCCAACACTAGTCTGAATTTCCATGCGCTGAGTTGCAGCATCGCTGAGATAAGCACTGCCGATGCCGACATATGGCATTGCAACAGCGCCGGATCCTTCAACATATGAGTAAGATGCAGAAGCTTGCTCCAATGAGCCAGTGGTTAGGTTAACCTGCCATGCATCGCCAAGAAGAGGAACAACGTTTCTTGTGGGATCAACACCAGACGCCCCTTGTGATGAGCCGGAAAGAACCATGAAACCGGGAGGTCTAGGAGGTCCAAAGACGCCGAATGGCAAGAGACGAGCATCAAAGCTCTGGATATCCGGGTTCATCTCGATTCTAATAATCTCAGACTGATTATTGAATTCGCCGTACTCTCTCATACGACCATCATTGTAATCCCATTCGACATAACGATCACCGATCTTTCTTGCAATATAGTTTTCAGATCTTGGGTTAAGGTTACATTCGGAGAATCTTTCAATAATTACTGGCTTAGCATCAGCATCTGATGCTGCACGAACCACAACTGAGAATGTGCCATAATCATCAAACTCATTAGTTGCTGCTCTAATATCCTGAATAGAAACTTTGTAGCTATTCTGAATGTACTCGCCGCCATCACGACCATGGAAGCGGAAGAGCTTAGTCATTTGAGTTGCGTCAAAGTCTGGGTTACCTGCGCCGCCAACACTAACAAGGTCTTGCGAGAAGAACCAACCAGTCCGTGGACTTATGTAACTAGTTCTACGATCACCCCAGTGGTTAGCACCAGCCTCGTCAAAATCTGTCGAGCCGGAGTTAATAGCAGCAATAAAGCCGTAAACTTTTCCAGTGTTTCCGCCAAGCTTTTCAAAGAGATGAGTTTCATAAGTCTCACCGAGCCAATATCTTGACTCGCCCTTATACAAGGTTGCTTGATTAGTAATTGTGCTGTTAACAGTGAATGGGCTGGTATTGAACACCTTACGAATATATTTGTCACTGCTACGGTTGAAGTTGAACTCAGTTTTAATTAACTGATCGCCAACATCATTCATGACCATAGCAGTAAATTGAGTATTCGCATCAGACTCAACAACAAGAGCAGACCCTGAGGCAGGGAATGGAGCGGCAGTGTTGCTGGTTGGACGAACATTACCTGACAACAAGACTGAAGAGCCTGAGTTACAGTAGAATATTGCAGCGAGTGATCCAGTCATGCCTAATTGTTGTAAATTACCATTTCCGGAGCCAGACTGCATAACAAAGAGCCCATAAGCACCGCCTGCCTGCATTCTGACGTCAAAATCCTGATCGCCGGAAAACTCTCTGTCAGTATCCCAGCCAGCGAGACCGGTTGTGTCTGCGTCAGGATGACCTTCACCAAGGGTACGAACAAATGTAACTGGACCAACTTGGGCATCTAGATAAGCCTGAGCAGCGTAAACAGCATAAGTAGGACCAGCAATATTTCCTTCTCGGAAATAGTCACCGCCAGCGCCGCCAGCAACTGGGTCGCCAAAAACATCGACAAATTCACTAAAAGAGCTAACCTTATAAGGTCTGTTGGCTGGTCCCTTAAGTGCTCGACCGATTAGCACTGGGCCAACTTCTTCTGCAACAGCTGGAAGCTGTGAATTGTCAATCTCCCTCAAGAAGATTCCGGGTGAAATAAATTTGAACTTTCTTACATCTGACATTATCTATAGTCTCCTGTGGAATAAACAAAGTTTTCCGAGTTTCGTAAGTAAATAGTATATTAAATATCTAAACTCACATTAGGATCTATAAAAACCCTTCTTTATGTATTCGTTAATATCACCCATGATGACGTGTTCTCTGGGTATTTTAACTTCGACTGCGTTCTCTCTGATAGAAACACGAGGTCTTTCATCGTTCTTGTCTTTACCGATTAGGTAGCCAAGAACTTTAACACTTAATGTTTTATCGTAATATCTTTCTTCCTCGGAAAGATTTGAAGCATTACTGTTATCTGATAAGTCGCCTTGGATAAAGCCCTCAAATCTATGACCATCGTTATTAATAAAGAAGTTATTGATCTGACCGGTGGTCGTTAAGAAAGGTGTTACAACCTCATTCATCTGCTGAATATATTCAGTTCTGAAAGAAATATCGTAAGTCATTGTGACATAGACCGGAATAGAAAAGGTCTTTGTCTGATAGACAATCTTTCTGTTATTGAATGGGAAAGTGTTTTTATTATAGAGCCTCTGCGAAGTGGCATTTGCAAACTCAGAAGTTTTCTTTTGATTGATTACTCGCCCAACAACCAAGCTACGAGCGCCGCCCTTTTCGTCAGGAGCATTAGGAATGTGTGCCCATGCGACGCCTTTCATGTTAGGGTCTTTACGCATATCTGTTCTTTTAATTGTTATTATCGGCAAGATCAATCTTCCGTTTGAATCTCTTATATCCCGATCTGCCTTGAATTGCCAACTTCTTTCACCACTAACCCAGCGAATCTTAACTTTCTCCCAGCCTTTATTGGTTGTTACATATGGATTGACCTCTTCGTTAATCCAATTATACAAAGCAACATCGATAGTTTCAATTGTAGAGGGCATAAATTTAATGTCCTGAACAAGTGGATTATCTTCTCCAACTATTGTCTCGTCACTGGGCATTAAACGTTCCCTCCCTTGCTGCAATGCAGTTAGCGGCTATTTCCATTTTATTATCAATCTGTCCAAACAATCTAGATTCACTGAGATTGGTAATCTCATAGAAGATGTCACCATACAACACAAAGTCTCCTTCTCTAACATAGAGATCTTGATCTTCTGTCAGTCTTCTTTTGTGAAAGTGTACTTTGATGGTTGATTTAAAATCTACGCCAATATTGTTGGTATAAACTGACGTAAAATCAACTAGCTGTATCAAAGCCATAACTCTAATGGGTGGTAAAAAGGTTTTCGTGATAGCTTCTCCGTAAAGATCATGAAAATTAGTTCTCTTAATATCAATCGGATAATAAGCAATTGTTTGACCAATTACTTTCTCAATAAGCTCATCATTAACTTGCTTTACAAGATCTCTTTCTTTTTTACCAGTAAAGAGCGGAGGAGGAGGATTAGAGGGTTGTGTCCATTTATTATTCGTAGACATTTATCTACCCTTGATAAATAAGCATAGGAATAAGCTTGTTAGTCTTGTTGACATTTTCCATGAGTGTAGCCTCCTGTTCTGCAATCTTGGCATATGTCATGTCCGCAAGTGTTGTCTTAAGCTCTTCTCTAAGCTTTTGTTGTTCATCTTTTCCTTGTGAAATCAAATCTGAACCGTTTAAGTTTACTGACTCTCCCGGTATTGGAATTGTACTAAACTTACTTCTTATCTGTCCTAAAGTCTCTTTCGTAAGTGCCAAAGCGAATCTTCGAATCCACTGCTTGCCGATAGAGTTGATTGATTCATAAGGAATATTTGTAAAAGGCAACGTATTCATATTGTTGATACCGTTTACCCCTGTCTCTTGATTGTCTTGGTCTTCCCAAGAATTTGAGTCATTATCAATAGTAAAGTCAACCCAAAGGTTAGGGACCAAATTAGCATCTGGTTCTGGGTAGAGCCTTAGAACATTATTATGAATTTCGTATGAATAATGTGATAGTCTTGTATATAGATGATCTTCATAAGCCATAGCTTGCATTTTGTTTTGCCACACTGGAATGACTTCAAAAGTAGAATCATCGGTATATTGACCGTAACCATAAATGGAGCCATTACCAACGACGTTTAGCCCGCCATAGTAACCAAAGAATCTCCACATAGCTTGTGGTGTTTTGTAGAACACTCTCTCAATAGTAACTCTATTGTTATTTACTTTTAGAGCATATGGATATCCGGAATCAGAAACAGCAGCAGAACTAGAAATAATGTTCTGTAGATCATAGTCTTGTATGCCTGTTTCCAATGCGATTGATGCTGAGTAGTACGGTCTTGTGCCGCCAAATCCAGCAGCTTGTGCCACAGCAGGTCCAACTCTCTTTGGATATCTAATATCAAACTTTGGATATTTAAGCTCAACCTGACTACCGCTCAAGGGATCACCGCCCCTAATCACACCATTATGGTCAAAGCTTGCAGTGGCTTGGCCAAGTACATCGCCAAGACTGTTAACCGCCTGATGCATATTTACGATATAGGAATATTCTAGACAGGCTTCTTCATAGTTTGCATATACAGAACCTGAAGTAACCTCGATATCAAGGATATCCCCACCGAGCTTTTGATAAGTGTAAGCAACTTGATCTGCTGCTCCAGACAAGAAATCAAAAGAGCCTGTGTAGACTCCAAGAGGTACAGCAGAGGAGACATCGGTTGTAGAGCCAGTCGGCGGCAAAACAACCGCACTTGTTTGGCTTACTGGACTTAATTTTGGTATAGCCATTTACTGTCCCTCCGCTTTTTTAAACACTCTTTACTCTTCACTCTTTGGAGCTTTCTTCAATCTTCTTTTCTTGGTCACAGGCTTTGCCTTGACCTTCTCAACAACAGGCTCAGCAACGGGCTCTGGCGGTGCAACAACCTCTTTGGCCACTTCTTGTTTAGAAGCCAACCTTCTCTTTAATCTAAAAAACTTGGATGCTTTCATAGTGCGCTCTCCTCTAATCTAAATAGTTTCTCAAAATAGAAAAGCCCACCCTCATACGAGGGTGGGCAACTTAGTTACCTAAGCTTTACTTGCTATCAGGCTCCGGACTCACCAAGGAGACCGCGACAGACAACAAGTCCGTACATGTCAGGACGCACCATCTTCTTAGCGTAGCGAGTCATGACACCCTTACGGGGCACGAAGTCCTCAACACCGAAGATAGTAGGTGTAACCTGTAGTGGGACGTATGGAGCATAGACGTAGCCGCTCTCAAGGAAGCTGTTGCCCTTGCGACCAACGAGAACTAGGTTCCGTGGGAAGTAAGGATCGACGTAGACGTCGAACTTCTTGGAGAGTGAGCCAACATTGACTGCACCAATTGTGCCACGATCCTGATCTGCGGTAACGCTTGCGCGGAAACCAGCAGTGAACTCAAGGATGTTAGCCATCTCTGGGGAAGTGACAACAAAGTTGGCACCGCCACGGAGTGTCTTACGATGGATCTGAGCGGACACATCGTTAATGGTCTCGACTAGTGTCTCATACCACTCTGAGACAGTACCGGTGAAATCGGGAGCCTTAGCACTAGCGCCAACCTCGGCACCAGTCTCACGATTCACGAATAGACCGGGTGAACGTGACCAGTAGAATGTACCAGCGGTTGCACCCTTGATGAGATCTTCAAGGATCTCGCGATCAATCTCAAGAGCAATCTGCTCAGAGAGAATTGAAGTAAGCTCAACCTCAGCGTCGAGGTTGTGGTAGGCGTTGAGGTCCTGACCGAGTTCAGGGGTCCACTTAGCCTTGAGCTTCTTGGTGATAGCTGTGACGGACACAGAATCGACCTTGATATCGATCTCAGGGATATCTTCCTTATCCTCAAGACCCCAAGTAGCGTCAGCTCTGACCGCACCGACAGCTGAAACAGCACCAGCAGTTGCTGTACCATTAAAGTTATCCTTAATTGGGAAGTCGAAGTTCTTAACCAAAGCACTTGCGGTAAGAGTATCGAGAAGGTTATCAAGTGTTCCCTCACCACCAATAGTCTGTGAACCAGTTCCCTCAAAGACCATGGTGATCTTGTAACCAGCGGAAGATGGAAGCTGATCATTGGTTGATCCAGAAGAAAGCTGGGTCAAACGACGAACGAGACGACCGGGACGAACAGCTGCTGCATCGCCAGATGCAATGCCAACGAGATCCT